GGGTCAGCCATCCTTTTGGGGGGGGTACGTGAGACAGTACATGCAACCTCGGCGCTACTCCCACAGACAAGGTGTAGTTCACCACTTGAGGTAGCCCACTATGTCCCTCCCCGGGAGAAAGAGTACTGTGGCATCTCCCGGGCGCATCCGTTCAGGGAACGGTAAGGGCGTGCTAAGGGCACGCCTAAGCGGCATCCCCGCCCTTGGGCGTGGATGCCCTACCACCCGATGTGGTGGGCCCCTCCGTCTTGGCCTTGGTAGCAGGCTCGGCAGGAGGTTCAGTGTGGGGGCCTAGGCGGCCGTCCCAAACCTTCGCGGGGATGTCGGATGCCGCGCGTGGTGACGACCCTTCCACCCAGAAGTGGATGTAGGGCCGCACAAGGTCATCGCTGCGCCCCTTGACGCGAGCGATACGGGCGGCGGCAACCGCGACTGCCTTCGATTGGCCGAAGGCGTACAGGCCTCCACCCAGGCCAACGGCGAATGCCTGCCCTCCGGGGCGGTTAGTGGGGTAGGCGGTGAACTGGTAGGAGCCGTAGACTCCAGAGTTGCGCTTAATCTCCTGGCGGAGGAGACTAAGCCCGCCGTCCCCGGAGGGGGGGGCACCACCTTTGGCCGGGGTGGAAGAGGGCGCACCCTCGAGATCGACCACGACGGGCCTGGAGGAGCCGCGCAATCGCAGGCGCTCGGAAACGAGCGCCTGGATCCGCTTGACGGCGTCCTTGGGATCCGTGTGGAGGAGGTCCAGGAGCTCACCGGCCTGGGCGCTCGACAGTCCATAGGTGGAATGGTACTGTCCGCGGTCCTTGACAAAGGACCACGCGTGAATGACGACAGGGCGGGGGGCCCCCGGGGCGAGGTCGATCTCTGGGTCGCCGCCCTCGGCGATTTCAGCAGCGTACTGCTGAATGTCCTTGGCTTTCAAGCCGAGGGAGGCGAGCTTGATGACGAGCGAGACGTCATCGACGGTCAGTTGCGCAAGGTGCGCGGCCTGTTCCGCGGAAAGGATCGGTGCAGGGGACATGGTGGGCTTCTCGGGGACTCACTCGGCGCTTATACGGTAGTAGGTCGACGAAGAAGCATGCAAGCTCAGA